TGGACCTATAGTGGTTCTATTAATTGCATTTAGAAAAGACATTTTCTAAAAAAAATATTATATTAACATTTCTAAATATCTAATATTTTAGTTGACTAAGATATATATGATATATATTCTAGTTGACTAAGATTTATGTTCTTTTAAATGACGATTATATGTCATATAAGCAAAGTCTGATCTGACTTGAATTTCTTTCTTACATATCTCACATACTATAACCTTCAAAAGAGTATCCTTTCAAAATGGAACGGCAGCTAGAGCTTTAGCTCTCTTGGCTCATAGAGGCATATAAGCCCAATTAGAACCATATATATCTAAAAGTACTATAGTGAGCAATGCCACAGTATATCTAAAAAGGCCTTGGAAGCCAATATTAGGAACTTTTAGCCTTAGAGGGTACTCATCTATCAGAATGATAGAGTTTGGTACCTTAGAAGGCCATATAGAATTTATTCTTCGGAATTAAGACTAGGTTCTGGACCTAATAGATTTCCCTGTCTATGTTGATCAAGTAATGTCATGAGTTCCTCGCCTTTTCCGACTCCGTCTGCTATTAAGCAGAGAACGTCGTATATGCGAGATAGCATGATATATGTGACAATACCGATATTATCATCAATTGATCCTGGTTGACTAAGATTGTCTTCTGGCGCCGAATCACTCATTTTCGAACACTACCTTATAAGTTTCAGGAAATGAATCCTTAGTTAGTTCTTTAACAGCTCTAGCATATTCCTGGATCTCAAACTGTGCATCATGTTCTAGTCTCTGCTCTAGGAAGTTTAATACTCCATGTAGAGATGTTGTCCAACGCCAGCGCACATACATTGAATATGCTGGAAGAAGCATACGAGCAAGTTCTGGAGCAATTCCATCTTCTAGAGCCTCGTGATATTTAGATTCTCCAAAATCAATGATATGACGCAAAGCCTGTGTGTATTTTGCGCCGATCACTACATTGACAGGTTCCGCCGAGCCCTGCTTAGAGTTTTCTGGAGCTCCACGCCATTCATCTGGCAGTGGAAGATAGAAATGTTCCTTCTCTGTAATGTATCGTCGTGAAGATTCATTCCAGCCGTTCTGATCATCAATGTGTGTTGATGAGACAGCATACTTCCACCACTGTCTTGCTACGAAAAGTGGGGCATAGATTTCAAAAGTAACTGCTGCATGTCTAAAAGGACTCGTGTGATTTTCTTTCCATAGAAAGCGGAGTAGGTTTGTATCCTTTGGACTTAATTCTTTTGATTCCTTATCGTAGGAAACTCTGGCTGCATTTACAACTGCAAGGTCATCACCCAAAACTGAGACGAGTCTGACTGACCCTTTATCTAGTACTTTTAATTGTGTCATTTAATGCTGCTTTCATTTTATCGTAATGGTTTAGGCCAATATAAATTTTATAGTTGCAGGCCAGGCAATATGCAAAAACCTTATCTTCATTATCAAGGTTCGAGTAAAGAATACCATGAAGGCTATCCAAACCGCAAATAAGCTCATCTGGATAGCGCTTCATGAATTCTCTGACAATTCGAATGTCAATCAATTATTTTTTAGCTTTCTTGTTTAAGTAAAGCTCTGCATACTGTGCATATGCATCACGGTACCTAGATTTTCCATAGGTACTCCATGAAGACCAGTCTCGTCCTCCTTGAGACATGTAGAAAGCAATCTTAGCACTCTCTACAGGGTTAAAGAGATCAGTCTTCTTGTCAAGGTTAAACTTTTCAAGACGGTCCTGTCCTAGGATTCCCAACATGTTGATTTGGAAAATGCCGTAAGAGTTATCTCCTGTTTTTACGTTACCATTAAACGCCAATGGTCGCCCATTGGATTCTGCTTTTGAAATTGCCCATGCTTCACGGAGGTTAGTTCCTGTAAAGCCAGCAATCTTCAACACTGCCACTAGATCATCATCGTTCAGTGTAGTAGCTTCAGAAAGAATCTCTTCTTGACTTTTCTGTGCTTCTTGCTGTACAATGTTTTCAGCGGCATATGCCACCTCTGATTTTGGAGGGATACCTGGGATTAAGACAAGCGCTAGTAAAATACCGCCCAACTTAATCGGGGTCTCGCCCATATTTTGAGTAAACATAAATACTATCTTAACCTAATTCGGAAGGCCTGTCAAGTCATGATTATAAGTTTTAACACAAACCCAGGAAATTTATCTATTAATACTGGATATGGTTATGCAGGTTTCCATATGGTAACAAGTTTACAGAAACTAGGATACAAAGTTCCGTATAAATATGACAAAGCACCAGTTCAAATAAGCTTTTGTCAACCACAGTTTTTTGATCATAAGTCAAATCAATATCAAATTGGTTATATGCCATGGGAATCTACAGAATTTAAAGAAGGTTGGTTAGAAGAATTAAATTCATGTGATGAAGTTTGGACAACTTCTGAATGGTGTAAAAATATTTTTATCAAGGCGGGTATTGAAAAACCTATATATGTATATCATCATGGTATTGAAGATATATGGACACCATTAAAAAGAACTAGAGGAAATACTTTAAGATTTCTACATGTTGGAGAACCAGCACCTAGAAAAGGTGGACAAATGGTTCTTGAAGCCTTTATGGAAGTTTTTGGAAATGATCCAAGTTATCGCCTGACACTAAAAGCTCATAATCAATCAACTCTTAGAAATCATAATAAATATAATAAAAATAATATATTTAATAATATATATAATATTAATGATATATCTAATATATATAATAATATATCTATTATAACAAATGAAGTTACTACAAGTCAACTCGTGGGATTATTTCATACTCATCACGCTCTATTATATCCATCTTACGGAGAAGGTTTTGGTTTCATTCCGCTTCAAGCACTTGCAACTGGCATGCCAACAATTTGTACTGGAGAATGGGCACCATATAAAAATTACTTACACGATCTTGCCGTAGATTCTCAATATGTGGACAGCCCGTGGCACATGATGCACCCTGGACTTGTAGTTGAGCCGTCTTATGAAGATCTTAAGAGTAAAATGATCAAGGTAGCTGATGACTATGAAACTTACTCAGATAAGTTTTTTGATCAAGCTAAAGCTGTACATGAGGATTACAATTGGTTGCAGTTGACCAAGAATGCCTTTAGCAGAATTGAAGAAAAATTTTCTGAAAGCTAGACTTTCTAAAATCTATTTAGTACAATTGGTAATATCACATAACAAACCCATTAGAGTGGGTCCTAGAGGAGACTTTTAAAATGCAAGAAACAATTCAAAATCCATACGAGAACTTTATCGCTTTGTCAAGATATGCGAGATGGCTTCCAGAAGACAATCGTCGTGAGACATGGGGAGAAACAGTAGATCGCTTTGTGTCATACATGACAAAGCATCTAAAAGAGAATCATAGCTATGAGCCATCGGCATCACTTACCTTAGAAATTAGAGACGCAATTTTTAATCGTGACATTATGCCATCAATGCGTTCTGTTATGACTGCTGGTTCCGCTTTGGATAGAGATAATGTTGCTGGATACAACTGCTCTTTCTTGCCAGTCGATTCACTTCGTTCTTTTGACGAAGCAATGTACATTTTGATGTGCGGTACTGGTGTTGGATTCTCTGTCGAATCAGTTTATGTTGATAAGCTTCCAATTGTTAATGAGCATTTTGAAAAGTCTAGTACAGTTATTGTTGTTGAAGATTCAAAAGCTGGTTGGGCAAAAGCACTTCGTGAGTTGCTTGCACTTCTATGGCAGGGACAAATTCCTACATGGGATGTTTCTCAAGTAAGACCAGCAGGAGCACGTCTTAAGACATTTGGTGGTCGTGCATCAGGTCCAGAGCCATTGGTAAATCTTTTTGAGTTCTGCGTTACAACAGTAAAGCATGCAGCTGGAAGAAAGCTTCGTCCTATTGAAGCACATGACATTATGTGTAAGGTTGGAGAGGTTGTTGTAGTAGGTGGAGTTCGTCGTTCTGCACTTATCTCACTTTCTGATCTTCGTGATAACGATATGGCTAAAGCAAAAGCTGGAGCATGGTGGGAAGCAACAGGACATCGTGCACTTGCAAATAATTCAGTAGCATATGCTGATCGTCCTTCGATGTCAGACTTCATTGCAGAGTGGAAGAATCTTTATGACTCAAAGTCTGGAGAGCGTGGAATTTATAATATCAAGGCTGCACAGAAGCAGGCTGCAAAGTATGGTCGTCGTGATGAGTCAATTCGTTATGGAACAAATCCTTGCTCAGAAATTATTTTGCGTCCTTATCAGTTCTGCAACCTATCCGAAATCATTGTCAGAGAAGAAGATACGGAAAAGACACTTGCACGTAAGGTAGAGCTTGCTACTATTCTTGGAACATGGCAGTCAACACTTACTAACTTTAAGTACCTAAGAAAAATATGGAAAGAAAACACAGAAGAAGAAAGACTGCTTGGTGTTTCTATCACTGGACAATTTGGCAATGAACTAATGTCTGGCAAGAAGGGTATGGATAAGCTTTCAGACATTCTAAACACTCTTCGTGAACTTGCAGTATCTACAAACGTAGATGAAGCTGGAAAGATTGGTATTAACCCATCTGCTGCAGTTACCTGTGTTAAGCCTTCTGGTACCGTCTCACAGCTTACTGGAGTATCTTCTGGAATGCATCCATGGCACAACGATTATTATATTCGTACGGTTCGTGGAGACAAGAAAGATCCACTTACTCAATTTCTTATCGAAGCTGGAGTTCCAGCAGAAGATGATTTTATGAATCCTACACAAACAAAGGTATTCTCATTTCCAATTAAGGCACCAAAGGGAGCAGTTCTTAGAAATGACCTAACTGCAATTGAGCACCTTAATATTTGGCTTACATATCAAAGAGCATGGTGTGAGCATAAGCCTTCTATTACCGTTTCTGTTCGTGAAGAAGAGTGGATGGAAGTAGGAGCTTGGGTTTGGGAGCACTTTGACGAAGTTTCTGGAATCTCATTCTTGCCTTATTCAGATCATACATATAAGCAGGCCCCATATCAGGATGCAACGGAAGAAGAATACCTTGCTGCAGTGGCAAAGATGCCAGAGCAAATTATGTGGTCTCTTCTTAGCATGTATGAGACAGAAGACACTACTTCTGGAACTCAAAATCTAGCATGCTCTGCAGATGCAGGCTGTGAAGTGGTTGATATTAGTTAAGACCGCTTGTGTGATAAAATTAAGTTATATCACCAGGAGATTTCATGTCTTTTATCACTAAGAATTTTAATGTAGATCAAGGCTCTACTTTTACCTTTTCCATAGTATGGAAAGATGGTAATGACCAGCCAATTGATGTAACTGGATACTCTGCAAAAATGCAGGCTAGAGATTCTCAAGGCGGAAAGATACTTGCTTTTACACTTACTCACACAGATGGCATAGTAGTTGGTGGTTCAAATGGAACTATATCAGTTACTATAAGCCCAGAGAGAACAAACAAGTTAATATTCCCAAAGACATTCTACGATATTCTTATAACCTCACCTTCTGGCACAAAAACCAGAATCCTTGAGGGAGTAATTACTCCAAATAGGGCGGTAACAGTTTAATGGCTGAAACAATTATAGTAACAGAAATCAATCAGACAGTTCAGGTTGATGAAAATACTACTGTAATTCAAATAGCAACAACTGGACCACAAGGTCCATCTGGAAGAACTATCCTAAATGGGTCAGGTAATCCAAATGATGCTCTTGGAGCCATTGGAGACTTTTACTACGATACTACTGGGTATAAATTTTGGGGACCAAAGATATCTACAGGAAATGGATCATCTACAGGAACCTGGATTGGCTCAACTGTAATACCATTTAATGAACCAGTAGCTTTTGAGTATAGCTGGGATTCTATGACTTTACATCAGTCTGGAGAGTATAGAGTAGTAATAAACCACGGGCTTAACTTCCGTCCAAATGTTACTGTTAAGACCTCTGGCGGTGCTGTATTAGAGACTGGTATAGAGTATAATAATCTTAGTACACTTACTTTATCAGCAAGTGCAAATTTTAGTGGGACAGCGTACCTGTCTTAACGAGGAGTTATAATGGCAAGACTATTTGCTGTAAATATTGATCTAGCAAAAAATCAACTTATCAATGCTAGAGTCCATAACGCTGCAGCTTCAACAGATATATCTAACCCAGGCGTTGGTCAGCTTTACTACAATACAACAGATAACTTCCTATACTTCTGGAACGGCACCACATGGCTAAGAGCCTCTGGTGATTTTGGTGCTGGTGGAGAAACATCAGCAATTAGATTTAATGCTACAGAGTCAGATGGTACATCGCTTGCTGTAGCTCGTGCAGATCATACACATGAGATGCCAGATGTGCTTGGCACAACAAACCAGATTACAGTAACTAAAGATGCTACAACTGGGGATGCAACATTCTCTCTTCCTAATGATGTAACTGTACAAGGAAATATCTCTGCTGCTACATTTACTGGTTCCTTTACTGGAAATGCAGATACAGCATCTAAGTTAAAAGATGCTAGAGAGATTAAGCTTACTGGTGATGTAACTGGTTCTGTAAACTTTGATGGTTCCGCAAATGTTGAAATTGCAGCTACAGTTGCTCCAAATTCTGTAGCACTTGGTGATGATACAACTGGATCATTCGTACAGACAGTATCTGTAAGTGGAAATGGTCTTTCAAAGACTGGTGGAGTTGGCGAAAAAGAAGATATAACAATTTCTTCAAATGCTACCTATCTTTCAACACCAGAAACAATAGTATTCCGTGACTCAGAGGGTGACTTTGAAGCTCACGACATTACAGCTAATAAGGTAATTATTACTGGAACCCCAACTTCTGCTACAGATGCAGTGACTAAGGGTTATGTAGATGGGCTAAAGCAAGGCCTTGATGTTAAAGACTCAGTAAAACTTGCAACAACAGTAAATATTGCACTTGACAACACAACTACAGCAGTAGATGGTGTATCAATTGTTACTGGAGATAGAATTCTTGTAAAGAATCAAGATACTGGATCCCAGAACGGCGTATATGTTGCTAGCACAACTGGAGCATGGTCAAGAGCAGAAGATTTTGTTCAAGGTAAAGTATCTGCAGGAGCATTTTTCTTTGTAGAGGCTGGTAACCTAAACGGCAATAATGGTTTTACGCTAACTACAGATGATCCAATCTCAATTGGCAATACAGCACTAACATTTACTCAGTTCTCAGGAGCTGGTCAGGTAATTGATGGCGACGGTATTAATAAGAACGGAAATACACTTTCTGTAAATGTTGGAACTGGTATAGTAATTGAAACAGATGCTGTTTCTATTGATAAAACAGTAGTAGTTCGTAAGGTAATTGGAACTATTCCAGCAGCTTCAACAGGAACTCAATTTGATATTGGACATAACTTAAATAATGCATATCCAGTAGTTCAAGTATTTAGAGCTTCTAACGGTACTCTTGTAGAAACCGATGTTGAAAGCGTTGATGCAAATACAACTAAAATTAGAGTAGCAACTGCACCTGCAGATCTCGGTCTAGGAGACCTTAAAGTAGTAATTCACGGATAGGAGTAGTAAATGGCTAAACAGTTCCTATCTACAGTTGCCCTACCTAGTTTAGAACAAAGCCCAGATGGTACATATCCTGGTGAGCTTTATTATAATTCTACAGACAGCACAGTCTACACATTTGATGGTATAAATTGGGGTCCAGTTTCTGTTGACTACCTAAAACAGATGTTTGTTGGTGGATCACACTCTGGAATAGATGTTTCATATAATGCAGCAACAAATACCTTAGATTTAAAATTAGAATCTATAGAATATTCACAAGAGCCATCTGGATTTCCAGATAGAACCACTACATCAATATCATATAGCGCTCCATCTAGAACTTTTTCTATAGGGCCAAATGCAAATGAGGGTAACTCAGAGTTTGAAGTATTTATTGCTGGGAAAAAGGTTGTAAAGACTACACAAGAGTCCGTAACTCTCCCAGATCAGCCAGGAATATATTATATATACTATAACAATAACTATGTTTTAACGTATAGCACTACTGTATTTGACTTTCAATATGATGTTCCAGTTTCAGTAGTTGTTTTAGGACAAAGCCTCGAACCATTAACAGTTACCGATGAAAGACATGGAATTGTTATGGATTGGGCAACACATTATTATCTTCATAGAGTTAATGGTACTCAGATAGTAAATGGTGGATTTAATGCTGGGAACTATACACTTGGCGGAGACGGAACAAACGACTCGCAAGCAAAGCTATCAATAGGAAATGGAACTATCTTTGATGAGGATAATCAGTTTTCTATTACACATAGTGATAATCCTGCAGGATATTATGAACAGTATCTAAATCCAAACACAAGGCTTCCAGTATTTTACAGGCTTAACGGTTCATGGGAAAAATCTGGAATTACAGACTATGCATTTTACTCAGTAGATGGTGTACCACAGATAAATGCTGTTTCTGGATCTACATGGTCACTTTTACCAGAAACAAACAACAAATATTTTGCATCATATATAGTAGCAACAAATAGCATAACTTATCCAATTATTGCAATAATGGGACAGAGGTCTGACAACAACATAGGAAATGCAATTGCAAATAATAACTTTGCAGACCTAGACCTATCTGGACTTCCAGAAGTTGAGTTTGCTCCACTTTATAGAGTTATTTATAAGTATAATACAGGGTTTACAAGTACATCTAAGGTTATTATAGAAGATGTATCAAGCATTAAAAAATCTAGCGGATCAAGCGCATCTTCTGTGTCAAGTAATGATCATGGAAATCTTGTAGGGCTAAACGATGATGATCATATTCAGTATATACATATTTCTAATCCAAGAACCATAACAGCAGCACATACTTTCAACAATACTGGTGCACCGTTTGTACTTGGACCAAATTCATCTGGACAGCTTGTTATTGGATTAAACTCAGAAAAACTTGGCGGTAAGACTTTATCTGAAGTTGAGCATACAGCATTTGGCTATGCACAAGATGCACAATCGGCAGCTTTAGCTGCTGCAAAGGGCTATACAGACCAGGAGATAGCAGATCTTGTAGGAACTGCACCTAACCTTTTAAATACCCTTGGTGAGCTATCAGATGCCCTAAATGACGATGCCAATTTTGCAGCCACAGTAACCTCAGCACTTGCAGGAAAAGCTTCAACAACACATACACATGCAGCCTCTTCAATAACTAATTTTTCAGAAGAAGTTCAAGATGCAGCGGCATCATTATTTACTCACTTAAATCACAATAATATAACAGCAACATATGATGATGTAACAAATCAGATAGTATTTACAGCAACAGCTCAGTTAACACAAGAGCAGGTTCAAGATTTTGTATCCCCACTTCTTGTTCATAACAACCACACAAATATTCAGGCAGCATATGATGATGACAATAATCAATTAGTTCTTGAGGCAATAATTCCTCCATCAAAGGCTATCATGTCTGCTGCCGCTCCTTCAACTCCAGCAAATGGAGAGTTTTGGTTTGACCTAGATGAGTTTAGAAGTGGATCAACAAAAGCACTAAAGATATATAATGCTTTCCCACCAGCATACTTGGGCGCATATAATAATGGTGCAGATTATTATCCTGGAGATATAGTTTCATATAATGGATCTTTCTATATAAGAATTTTAGAGCCAAATCCTGGATACCCACCTGGAACACCTTATTGGGAAGCATATACATTTACACCTGGTTGGGAGTATGTAAGCTCTAACCTATCTTTGTCAACTACAAATGTGTGGACTGCAAAAAATACATTTAATAACGGCGTAATTATTGGCCTAAACTCAGCACCTACCGCCCCAGTGCTTGGACAAATTTACTATGATTCAACAACGCTTAAGCTAAGAGCATACAATGGAACAGCTTGGGTAAATATAGAAGGCGGCGGCGGTGGCGGCGGAGCAGCATTTGATCTAGTATCAACAGATACATCAGCAGTTCCAGCAATTATGTTCTTTGGTGCAGCAGCACCAACAACTGCTCCAAATACTGGAGATATCTGGATAGATATAGACGATGTTGTTGGAGAATCAGAATATATTCACGTAGGTCCAGATGCACCTTCAAACTTTGGATCAAATACACTGTGGGTTGATACAGATGAAGTAAATGGCCCACTAATATATTCAGATGAAGATCCACCAACATCAACTCCAACAGAAGGAGACTTTTGGGTAGATCTAGATGATCTTGCAGGGCAACTTGTTGCAGTTGGGTCATCAGCTCCAGACGAGGACACCACAACACTTTGGATTGATACAACAACAGAAGAAGGTTTAGAAAACTTTACTATAAAGAACGTATTTGAGGGAAATAGATCTGTCTACTCGACATACTCCGCTTTACCAAACCCAGCAACCCACGGCGGAATGATTGCATTTGTTGAGTCTGAGCAACAGTTTTATTTAGCATTTTCAGATGTTCCAAATTTAGTTGCTGGAACAACATTTACTGTTACTAAAACAGAATCACCTATGGAATATGTGATTAACAATAATCGTGAGCCAGTAATAAACCTTGAAAGAGGAAAGCGGTATGTATTTAATGTTAATACTCCAGGTCACCCATTTTGGATTAAAACAGATCCAATAATAGGTGTAGACTATGGCTATCCAACTGGAGTTACAAACAATGGAATATCTTCGGGAACAATTACATTTGATGTTCCTTACAATGCTCCTGACGAATTACATTACATTTGCCAAAATCATGCACATATGACAAATAAAATTAATATAACAGGTGTTGTAAATCCAACTGGTGGATGGAATAGATTACTTCCAGATAGAGTGCAGGATAATATGGTTGTTCTTTCATGGATGGGATTCTAGTGCTTCCATTAGGTATAAATATTTGGTATAATTCTATAAGGAGTGTGGGCTAATGTCATTAAA